TGCGCTGTGGTTATGTCATGTGTACGACTGGCACGCCTGGATTTGCGCCGTCATATGCAGGTAACGCATCGAACGGATTGCTCGCTTGGGGTGCTCAATTAGAGCAGAGCATATTCGCGTCATCATACTGGCCAACTACTGTCTCTGCTACGTCGCGGTCTGCTGATGTTGCAACCATCACTGGCAGTGCTCCGTCATGGTATAACACGACGCAAGGCACGTTCCTGGTTGAGTTCCGCGTAGATCATAATGCTGCGAACACTGGATCGCAAGGCGGTTTGTTCAGATGGGATGATGGAGTTGGGACGAATAACCAGGGTAGCATGTTTATGAGTAATGGTGGTGATCAATTGGTGACTTACGGAATATCAGGTGGTGTTGCAGCAATTAACTCGTTCCCTGTAGCTGCAATCAAGTTGGCTCCGCTGTATAACAAGATGAGTATTGCCTATGGCTCGATATGGCGTGGTGGTTCCAATGGCAATCTAATCAGTGACTCCGCTGCTAGTGCCGCACCTGTTGGTGTGACGCGATTGATGCTTGGTGAGTCGAACATATCAAGTTGGCAACTCGGTGGACATCTTCGCCGTTTCCGTTATTGGAACCGTGCTGTCAGTCGTGCTGAAATGACGACGCTAACCACATGAGTAAACGCTATCGCATCATGGAAGGTGGTATGCATGATCGCTTCCACAAGTCCATGTCCAAGGTGCAATTCGTTGGTGGTGGATTTGGTAACGGCAAGACCGCTGCCGCGTGCGTGAAGGGACTGAAACTGTGCAAGGACTATCCTGGCTGCAATGGCTTAATCGCGCGCTCCACCTATCCAAAGCTGAACGACACGATCCGCCGCGAGTTCTTACAGTGGTGCCCAAAGCACTGGATACAGCGGATGCCTACCAAAGACGACAACACCGTTATTATGCGCAACGGGTCAACCGTAAACTTCCGCTACGTGGCCCAGCGCGGGAAGGAGCAGGAGGAAGCGAAGTCGAACCTACTGTCCGCGACGTATGATTGGATAATCGTCGATCAGATGGAGGACCCTGAATTTAGCCATAAGGACTTTATGGATCTTATGGGCCGCCTCCGTGGTAATACGGAATACCAGGGAGACGATAATACGATGCCACGTGTCGGCCCGCGTTGGTTTATCGCAACACTGAACCCGACACGAAACTGGTGCTACCGAGAAATCGTCAAGCCATTGCAGGATTATCATAAGGGCGTCCTGAACCCGAAGCTCCTGTGTGAAGTAGACGACAACGGTAAGCCCATTCTGAAGGACGGATTTCCTAGTCCGATCATTGAGTTGTTCGAGGGCTCTACCTACGAGAATGTGCAGAACGTCGGTGAAGATTACATCAGGGGAATGCTTGCGACATATACCGGCTCGATGAGAAACAGATACGTCTATGGTGAATGGGGTGCTTTGCAGGGATTGGTCTACCCACAGTTCGACATAGCCACCCACATCCTGCCCCATGACGACATCCTCAAATACATCCGTCAGATGCGATATAGCGGTTACCAACCCGCATGGCTAGAGGGATATGATCATGGTCTCATGCGGCAATCCTGCTACGGACTGTTCATGTGTGACGATGATGGAAACGTGTTTCTGCTCGATGGCTTCTATGTCGCTGAGCAGACTGTCGCCCAATCCGCACTCTCTATGCATCGTATCCGAGCGTTATATAACCTCGATACCGAATCGCTGTCTAGCGTGTGGGCAGACCCAGATGCGTTTAGACGTAGGACGGGTGATGCACGCACCGTCGGGCAAACCGTCGCCAACCTATTTGAGGATGAGGGAATTAGAATGCAGCGTGGCAATAATGACATTGCGAGCGGCATTGCAAAGAACTGGCAATATCTGAGCGTTCTACCCAAGCATGAGCATCCCATCCACGGATCGCCCAACGCACCGCACTTCTATTGTTCGGATAACTGCTCGTGGTTCATCGATGAGATCACTGAGTATTACTTCCAACGTGACACGAGCGATGAGTTAACCGACAAGCCCGTTGATCGACGCGATCACGCGATGGACATGTGGAAGTATGCGATGTCACCGAGACCACGGTTGGCGAAGTATGTCGGTGAACCGAACCGACCGCCAGCATGGTTGGCGTGGCATGAGATTGAACGGATGCAAGGCAACAAGACGAAGCCGAGGCACAGATAATGGCGAATGCAGCAGCAGCGGATATTGCGCAATCCGTATTGCGTAACTCACCTGTCCAGAACGTAGCAGACCTAGGCGATTTCATTGACGCCATGAATGGTCTCCAGTTGCGATCATGGGGCGGACCACGAACACAAATGATTATCCCACCGCTGCGTCCAGGAGCGGGTGCTACCAGAGGTGCATTTGCTACTGGTAATGAAGATGAAGGCACCAATGCGCTGACCATCATGATACTGCGCGCGCTAGAGGGTGGAATATGAGCGGCACATTCGATGAGCAAGAACCGAACCCAACAGGTGATGTTGGTAACGAAAATCCTCTGGAAGATGCCCTCGGGCAAGCTGGTGTGCCACTGGATACGCAACAGCCGGAGCAATTGCCAGTTTACAAGGCGATGCCAGAAAGTCGTGTCCCTGTATCCTCTAGTCGTGGCAAAGTATGGAAGTCGCGAAAGGATACAGCGCAGAAGGCTATGCAGGACCTCATCGATGCATGGGATGAGTGCATACGCTATTACAATCACGATCAGAGCGACCATCGAGACGGCACGTTTCTTACTACATCCGGCAACAGGCACGTTGCTCGTAGACTTAACGAACGTCACAGCGCGACCGAGAACATCGTCTACGCTAACGTTAATGCCCAAATCCCTGAGCTATATGCAAAGAACCCCGTGGTTTCGTGCACAGCGAGACCTGCTGCTGATGAGCAAGCGAGTGCAGCAGGTGATGAGTTCGCTCGATGCGTAGAGAAGTTGATCAACTGCCTGTTTGGGATGAAGAACGCACCGGGAGTGAACATCAAGAACAAGGCGAAGCGCAATGTCTTGGTGGCCCTTCTCACGAACCGAGCGTGGTTCGAGACTGGATACGTCAAGAAAGACAAGTCCAGCGATCAAGCGTATTCCGATCTGGTTAACCTATCGCAGCAGTTGGCTTCAGCGGAAGATGCAGAGGATATTGCAGAGACTGAACAGGCGCTTGTAGCGTTGGAAGATAAGATCGAGTTCCTGCAACCCGCTGGTCCATATGTGCGCGTGCGTCTACCGCATCAGGTGCTTATCGATCCTGACTGTTGTGATCCGCATCTGTCCGATGCGAATTGGATTATGATCGAGGACATGCTTCCCACCGATTACATCAACGCCGTGTTCGGAGTTGAAGATGAGGGCAAGGAAGAAGTTACATCGATATACGAGCCAACCCACATATTGGATGGCGGTAGTTCCGTTGGTGACAACGAAGAGTTCACGCTATTCAATACGGATAAGAATACCTACAACGCCTACGGGTTCGAGACCAAGGAAGCATTCGACAAAGCCAAGCGAACCAAAGTTTGGTATATATGGGACAAGGTTACACGTCGTCTGGAAATGTATGCCGACAATGATTGGAAGTGGCCTATATGGGTATGGGACGATCCATACCAACTGCAAGGCTTCTTTCCTGTCACGCCCCTATGGTTCCACGACAATCCAGTTGCAATCTATGCGAAGGGTGAGGTCAGCTTCTACCTCGATCAACAGGACCAGATCAACGAGATCAACGATGAACGCCGCCGTGCTCTACTATGGGCAAGGCGCAATATCTTCTTCGATCCCTCGGCAGGTGTTACCCAGGAGATAGCAGACAAGATACTGAAAGGTCCTGAGGCAACTGCTACGCCGATCAACGTGCCTGAGGGTAAGAAGGCAACCGAGTTGATCTTCTCGATACCACCGCCGAGCATGGCGTTCCATCAGTTGTTCGACAAGCAAGACTTGTATCAATCAGTTGATCGCATCGCATCCACCAACGAGGTTGAGCGTGGTGGACAGTTCAAGACGAACACAACCAATAGGGCCATCGATTACTACAGCACGATGGGTAACCTAAGAATGGACATGCGTCTCGATGCAATAGAAGACGCGCTGGGAGATGTCGGATGGAAATTAGCGCAGTTGTGCCTTCGTTTCATGGATGCGGCGACCGTCACTCAGCTTATTGGACAGGATGTGACGGAGTTCTGGCGACCACTGGACGCACTCAGCGACTTCGCTGCATTGTCTGTCGTGTGTGTTGGTGGGTCCACGCAGAAGTTGACGACACAAGGCAAGAAGCAGGAAGCGGTTCAGGTCGGCCAGATACTAGCGCAATACGTGAGAGCAGCACCAGCAGCGTCGCTCAAGACAACGCTCAAGATGATGAGCAAGGCGTTCGACGACTTCCAGATCAGCAAGGAAGATTGGGACGCGATCAGTCAAGAGACGCAGATGATGGCGCAATCCCAAATGGGTGGCGCTCCCGGTCAAGCTACAGGTGCACCGATGCCCGGTGGGACACCAGCGAATGCTAATCAACCAGCGCCACAGGGTGGACTACAGATGGCAGCAATGGTTGTGAGATTGCTGTCACAACTACCGCCGCAGATGTTGCAGGCAATTGGCCAAGCGTTAGCACAAGGCGTGCCTCCGCAACAGAT